GTTACAGTTTCTAATAGTTTATGCTGTTTAACCATCGGGTATTCTAATACTTCTGTTTTCATTTGTTCTAAACGTGCTATTACTTTTGCTTTTAGTTCTGGCGGCAATACTTGCGCACTTAGACTCATAGGATAGTTTACTCTGTGCGAGTAAAATATAATCCCCATTTTGTTAATAAAGTGGTCAATAACTTTGTCTATCTGCATAATGTTATTTGCTTGTACAGTAAATGCACCAACTACACGACTTACATTAGGAAAGCTCTTAAACACTTCGATGTTTTCTTCTATTACACTAAATTTACCATTGCCCCTAATGTATTCATACGTGTCGTATACACCGTCTATGCTTACGTTTACAGCTATGCTTTTAAACTTAGGCCAATAGTCGTGGATTGTTCTACCGCCTTTAATGCCCAGCGTAGTACCGTTTGTAGCGTACTTTAGTTCAATGTTGTCGCCGTACTCTGCAAGTTTGTCTAGTATCTTATAATGGTATGGATCCATTAGAGGCTCACCGCCTGCAAACTCTACACGCCTAAAGAACGGTAGTAGTTTTTCAAATGACGTCCACCAATTGTCTGAGTTATCAAATGGACCAATATATTGTCCGGGTGTGTCTACTAGTGCATTAACAGTTGGTATTAGATAGTTGTCTTCTTTCTCGTAAAATTTAGTTACTTGTCCCCAGTCTTTCCAACTTGTACTGTCCAAGGGATTGCACATACGGCACTTTAAATTGCACAAGTTATTGAGCTTAATTTCCATTGTAGGAAACTCAAAAGGCATGCTATAATCATCGTCTAAAGCGTCTAGTGCATCAGGGTATAAGTTGACCCTTGCTTCGGGTATTACTCCTGCTGTATGACGCTGTCGTAAGCTCTCTACACCCTGATCTTCAAGGTCAAAGCATGGTTTACATACGTCTGGACGCTCACTATTAAGTACTTGTCTACGTACTTCTTTCATAGCATCGTTGTTCCATGCTTCTTCTAGGGTTTCTTTTTGTATCCAGCCAATGGGTTGACTACGGCAACATACTTTGATAGCACCGTCTTCTCGTGTAGCAAGTCCTGTAAAAGGATGCATACAAAATGTACAACTCTTAGACATTATCTATTCCCCATTGACGTTCTTTGCACCAAAAACATTCACCACAGATTGGAACATCTTGTCCAGGGGTATATGTTGTATAATTCAAACCTTCAAACTCTCCTTCACAACTACGAGTAAGATCTAGTAAATCTTCAATATTATTTTCATAGTACTGGCGTATAATCCAATCCTTTTTAGTATACACGAAAGGATGACATATGTCAACTCCATTATGCACAAAATGCGGAGCAATATGGCCTTCATCTCGTTCTGCAACCTTGCCAGGAATATCTATATCTGGATTCATATTTACGCCGCCGTATAACGCATCTAAGTTGTATTGGTGTGCAATGTATTCGTTGTGTGAACGCAATATAATTCTATTACCTGATTTCATTTTGCCATACTCGTCTTTGATAAGATAATCAGTAGGCTCTTCTAATTCAGGTGGCACCAAATTTTTATGTACTATAAAGTTATTATTAAACCTGTTTTTAAACCAATCAATTACGCCATCGGCAACAGGCCCTTGCCATGGTCTTGTTTTCCAGCAACGTATTTGTGAAGTAAAATGTATATCAGCACTAGTTTGAGAACAAATTAAGTAAGCAAGTATTGCACTATCAGCGCCGCCACTAAGACTGATTCCTATGCGTTTCCACTGTTGGTTCAGATACAAGTTCATGCAAATATTTATGTACTAAATATTTTATAATAGATATTACTGGCAGGATTTACTATGCTACATACATTACCATATACTGTTGATTCAACACTTCTTAATGAAGCACAGGGTTCTGTTCCGGCTGTAGAATCTAAACTAACAATTAATCAACCAACCGGCAATTTCTTTTACGATCCGTGGGAAATTAAAGAAGAATTTAAAGGCACAGTTTGGGAGACTCTTTTAAACACATTGCCTTTGGATATCGGCGAAGCAAGAATTATTGTACTTGGTAACGGAACAACCTATATGTCGCACACTGACATTGATGATAGATACCATCTAAGTCTTAAAGGACAATATTCTTTTTTAATTAATGTAGACGATGAGAAAATGTATCCTACAGTAGCAGACGGACAATGGTACGAAATGAATACTGGTCTACGTCATGTAGCAGCAAATTTTGGATCGTACGATCGAGCCCAACTTGTTGTAAGAAAACTTTTAAATAATCCAACTTTAGAAAATTACACAACTGTAACAATTAAGCCAATATGTGAAAATCCTAGATTTGAATTTGATGATTTGATTAGTCCATTGTTAAATAAAATAAACAAACAACAGTTAATTAATGACTTTAGTATTTTACAAGATGGTGTTTCATTTAATCTAAACATCAATGCTATAAATGAACTAGACAGTATAGACCGTAATAAATTTAATATCCAATTATGTGAAACATAAACTTTGGGGTCATGCCTGCGTTAATGCCGCTATGCCATTCGTAATAATTATTCCAATGGAATAATGATCCAGCCGGACAGTTATACAAATAATCTTGACCTAGCATAAAAATATGTCCAAGAACTTTATTACCTAGTGACATACTGTAGCGTTTGATTTCGCCCTGTTTTAAATATTCTTGTTCGTGGTCATCTACGTCCCAGTGCCAAGGTGCATAATATCCGGGGTCAACTCTACTAATCCATGCACGATGCACACCTTTTAAATTTAAATGATCTGCAACATCATCAACAAACTCTTGTGGAAAATGTTCGTTGGGATAATAGTTTGTCCACTTCATAGCATTGGTATTAAAATTAGCCTCCTTCCAGATAGTATGTATCTTTCCGTATTCGCTATTATCTAAATTCCAACGACTTGGATCGGTGGTAACATCTGAGCCTTGTTTGTCTTTTAATGATGTTGTTAGATCTTTGTGATTATAAACATTAACAAACGTACAGCTCTTTAAATTATTGTGGTCCATAAGTATACTTATCGCTTGTAAATGTATGATAAGTATAGTTATGAATACAAGTAATTGGAAATATTATTACAAAAGAACAGCTGATCATGTAACATCATCATCTAACATGTTATATACAGCCTTAATGAATCCAACTAACGATATTTTATGTAAACATTATTGTATCAATGAAGATTATCAAGGCCATCAGCCTGGTATGACACAAGAGATAGTTGATTTCTTTTTTGAAAGAGAAGTGCGATTTTTAGAAGAGTTACAATATTTAAGTTGCACTCCTAAACTTCTCAAAGTGGATCGTGATAATAATAAAGTTTTTATAGAATGGAATACAGAAACATTATCGCAGATAGTATTTGATCCAAACAGATCAATAGATGACGAATTTCCTAATTGGAAAGATGAATTGTATAGCGTTGTAAAAGAATTTAAAAATAGTAAACATTATAAATTAGCACTCTATCCACATTGTTTCTTTATAAACAAAGACGGTATTTTAAAAATTATTGATTATTACTCAGTTGTACCGCATGACGATTATTTTATTGAAAGAAAATTAATTGCAGGCATGATTGGAGACGAAGGATCTTATAGGTTTGACCAATCAGAAAATGACGGCGTAATCGATCTCAAAAATTTCTTTAATCTTACAATGAACATACACTTGCCAAAGTGTTGGCCTAACTGTCCATTTCCAAATATTTTTCAAAATCTTTATAATACACTAAAGGAACATTAAAATGTTTTCGTTTAACAAATTGTCTCAGATACAAATAGAAATTACAAATAGGTGCCAAGCTAGTTGTCCTATGTGCTTACGAAATATTCACGGCGGAATTGAAAATCCTCTACTAAAGTTAAATGACTGGACATTAGATCAGTTTAAAACAATATTTAATAAAGAAGTACTTGCGCAAAATAAACATATAAACTTTTGTGGAGACTTTGGTGACCCTATTATTAATAACGATCTAATAGATATGTGTCGATATGTAAAAGATAATAGTGTAGCAAGTATAAGCATAAGCACTAACGGTAGTGCAAGATCAGTCAATTGGTGGACCCAATTAGCATCAGCATTACCAGCTGAACATAACATAGAATTTGCACTAGATGGATTAGCAGACACACACCATCTTCATAGAATAGGAACATCGTACGATGCAATTATACGCAATGCTTCTGCATTTATTAAAGCCGGCGGCAATGCATCTTGGATGTTTATTAAATTTAAGCACAACGAACATCAATTGGACGATGCTAGACAACTATCTTCTGACTTAGGATTTACTTCATTTAACTTTAAAACTAGTAAACGATTTGGAAAACCATTTCCGGTATTAGATAAAAAAGGTAATACTGCTTACTATATAGAACAGCATTCTAACAGCGATATAAACCCTGTAGAATTTAATGATTTAAAAGATTATAAAAAGTGGGAAGTAGATGTAAGTTGTTTTGCACACGAATCTAAAGAACTATTTATAGATGCACACGGTCATCTAATGCCGTGTTGTTTAATAGCTTCGTTTTTATACGCAAATTACGATACAAAATTACATAGTAAATATAATCTATTAGATAAAACATCTATTGTAAGTCTTGCTAAAGAAGTACAGGACGAAGTTTATAATTTAATTAATGAGTTTGGTGGATTAGATAGCCTAAACGCTAATATACATGGCATTAAACATATTATGGATCAACCTGTTTGGCAAACACTTATTCATAAAAAATGGAACGAACATTCTTCCTCTCCATGTAAAATACTTTGCGGCAAGTCTTCGCCGTATATAAGGATAGACGAACAGCTTAATCGAGATAATATCTCGATAATCGAGATAATTTAATTGTGAAGAGTAATTTGTAAAGTAAGCCTAGTATTATACCCAATATTAGCAGGTCCGTGTATACATTCAGGATCACTCCACTCATACAAATCGCCTGCCTTATAGTTAGACAACATTTTATCGTCATACGCAAATATGTGGCCCGGCTCCCAGTCTTGTAAAAACATTGTATAACGTACAAAGTTGCTAACTTCAGTTAAGTGTGGATCAATGTGCATTGCTTGAAATTCACCGGGATATAACTTTACAAACCACCACGGCGAATGTTTTCTAGTTTCTGGCAGTTCAGGATATACAAAATCGTATCCTTCCATTTCTGGTGATCCTGCGTTAAGTTGATGAAAGAAAAATACATTCTTTGAATATCCAGGCCTTGCCATTTCTTTAAACTTTTCTAAAGTCTCGTTTCCGGTCCACCGATCTGGTTGCCATACTGGAGTTGTTTCGCCTTGCTTACTGTTTAACATATCAATAATATTATGTTCAGCGATCCAGTTTGCGTAATTACCTATATAATTCATTTCTTAATACCACTCTTTCTTGGTGCATAAATATATTTAGTGAATGTACTAAAAGGAATGACATGAATCGACACTGTATATTATTCAACGACAACCAACTAAAAGCAAGACGGGCTAGTGGAGCCTATCGTGTTGCTAATCTACTTGAGCGTCTTGGATGGACTGTTGATGTTATTGACTGGACTAAAAGTTGGCCTGAGGATAAACTATACGAATATCTTGACAAGAAAGTTAGCGACGATACTCTAATGTTTGGCTTTAGTTATACTTGGATGCAACCTCAATGGACACAGCAATTTATAATTGATCTCAAACAGCGTTATCCGGGCCGCAAGTATCTTGCAGGTGGACAACAATTCTATCAATATGATATAGGTTGTGACGCTATGCTTTACGGCTATAGCGAAATGGTTATAGAGAATATATTAACATGGTGGTTTGAAAACGGTGATGCACCTCACGGAACACGCCCTATTGGTCTAGGAGGAGGACTTCTTATAGACTGTAATAGTACATATCCGGCTATGGGCCTAGAAGAATATAGTGTACAATATGCTCCAACAGATAGCGTACAGTCTCATGAGCAGCTCACTATAGAACTTAGCAGAGGTTGCAAATTTGCATGTAAATATTGTAATTATGCATTTCTTGGTATTAAAGAAGATACTAGTACTTGTGAAGAAAATTTACGCAACGAGCTTATGGAAAACTATAATAAATGGGGAGTTACTAACTATGTTATAGCAGATGATACTCTCAATGATCGAGAAACTAAGTTAGAAATGTTAGTACGAGTAGTTGAAAGCCTGCCATTCAAGCCTAACTTTAGTGCATTTATACGTATTGATTTAGTAATTAGTAAACCTCAACAAATGGAAATGTTAAGCCGTGCAAGAGTATGGGCACACTTTTATGGTGTAGAAACATTTCACCCAGCCGCAGGTAAAGCCGTAGGCAAAGGAATGTCTCCTGATCGTATCAAACAAGGATTGATGGACATGCGCAAACATATGATGGATACGCTAGGTTTATACAGAGGTACTTTGGGAATGATAGCAGGCTTGCCACACGAAACACCAGACAGTTGGCAAACATCAGAAGATTGGCTTCGAGACAATTGGAGTGATCAGTGTTGGTATTGGTGGCCACTTGAAATAAGTACAGACACTAACACATTAACTACTAGTGTGTTTAGTAGAGAGTGGAAAAAACATGGCTACAGAGCTATAACAGACAACACTCAAATTCAAGAAATAGACAGTAAGTTTAACAAAACTAAAACAAATGTGCAACACAAATTTGATAACAACAGTCTTATGTGGACAGCTGACTGGGCCGATATAAATCAAGCTACTAATTTCTGCACACAGTTTCAAGAAGGGTTTCATAAGAAATCAAAAAAACTGTCAAACTTTGCAATACTAAGCGTTATTAATGACATAGGATACGAAAAAATCTTAGAAATGTCAGACGAAGATTTTCGTGGTAGTGAGGTAGATGCCGAGGTCATAGAACTTTATATTAAAAATAAGATGTCTTTTTAATAGTTCTCTATATGATCTATGCCCAAAGTTTTACGGAACTCTTGTGTAAACTTACCGTCAATGCGTAATGCATAACTTTGTTCCATAATGCGCTCTCCGCCATGCCAATCTTGGTCATTCCACCAAGCTGCTCTAGTATTAAGATATGTTTTATTTTTAGTTTCGGGGTCCCATAAATAAAATGCTTTCTTAGTATTAGGACGAATATGTATAAATTCGTTATTGTGTGGAAATGATTCGTTCATTCCGTTTTTAGCATCGAGGTCTCTGTGTTCAAACGGAACACCGTCTGCTTCGCAATGAAAGAATATAACACGACCAATGTGTTCAAATATATTGTCTTTAATTAATTGTTCTGTCCATTTTACTGTTTCAGGAAAATGTTGTGCTTCTTCTGTTAGCTTACGTTCTGCTGTTCTATCGTCCCAAGACCCTTCTTCCCAAAGGAAATAATAAATGTAAGGATCATATGCACCTAGGGCCATTTTTAAGTAACGTGTAAAAACGTTACGTTGTTTGTAATTGCCAAAGTCTGAAGGCATAAGTTTCATCCCTTCAATCTTAATAGGATTGTCATCTGCTAGTAATTGAAATTCTTCTAATGCTTGATAGATAGGTTTCCAATTTAACGTATAGCTCATATCTTCAAAAGTAAATCCAGGAGCCATCCATGTGCCTTCTTTAGCAAACTCTCTTGCCGCTGCAAAGCCATGCATTATTTCTGGTTGTAATTTTTCAAAAGTTTCCATATCGAGATACTTTTCCATATTAAAATATGGTCGACTATTAATTCCTTTAATTGCCATAATTCTTTATCCATTCTTCAGGTATAGTATCGGGCAGCATTTTTCCATTATTTACTGCGTGGTCTCTTAGTATAACTTGATGCACTAACGGGCTAGGCGGCTTGCCGGGAAGTATATCAGCTATTGCTTCTGTTTGCATCTCACTCAAGTCTAGCGTTTTAACATCTGGCCATTGAATAAGCTTTACTACTATTCCGTTAATTTCAACAGGATAGTGTGCCCTAATGCCTTGTTCGGGTCTAGGTATAAAGCTCCAGTTATTTTTTTCTGCAATTGCTTTTGCACGTTTAACTAATTCACTTAGGTACATTTTATCTTGATCAGGGCATCTACCTATTTCAGTGCCTACTCGAATTCTATATAGGCTGCAATATTTTTTTACGTCATTAAATTTTTGTATTTCAGATAGACAGTATTCTAATTGATCAAATCCTTCAAGAGTATAACTAATATTTTTTATTGACAATCCCATTGCTACACAATTATCTAACCCTTGTTCTTGTTTTCCTCGTACAGTATGCCCTTGATAGTCAGGATGATTAAGTCCAACTGTAAAATGCACATTATCAAATTTTGTAAATTGACTAGCGTAATCAATTCTACCTAATTTAACACCGTTAGTTAAAATCATAATACCACGAGGTTTTCCAGGTAGTGCTTGTATAGCTTCTATTATTTCAGGCAAGTCTTTCCTTACAGTTGGCTCTGCTCCTACTAACGAAAGAGGATACCCGTCATCGGGCCAAGATTTAATCGTTGTTAATATTGATTGTATTGCTGGATCGATAGATCTACTATCAGGTTCTTGATAACAATGCGGACATGCTAGATTGCATTTATTAGTTGTCTCTATAAAATAACTAGATAACGGGTGTCTTGGATAGTTGTAATTTAAATAAAACTCTGCATCAGGTTCTACAAGATGCTCGACATACCCGTGTTCGGAACATGTTTTACTTAACCATATCTGGTTATCTCTTTCAAATCGTACTGCTGGTACATGTCGATAACATTGTTCACAAACCGATAACGTATCTTTAAGTTTTCTCATTAAGTACTCACTTTTTAATTATATACTCATATTTACCTATAAATATCAGTAAGGAGCAATGTTATGGAGTATTATTGGAACAACGTGCCAGGTGCTGGACTTTGTAGGAACAATTTAATCTATACTAGTTTAATTAGCAAAGACGAAAAAACATTTTGTCAATGGTATTACAATGATGAAAAGTATCATGGTGGCCAAAATCAAGTAGTTGATGCTACCCTAATGCAAGAAAAATTTGATAGAGAAGTCGAATACTTGCTACTCATGCAACAGAATTATCCGCAATATATTCCAGAAATTATAGATATAGATATAGAAAAGAGAAAAGTATATCTAAGAATACAAGGTCCTGACTTTTGGGAACTTGCAGGTTGCGATCAAGAAAACTATGATAACGTATTACCAGATTGGCAAGAACAGATGCTAGACATAATTCAAGCACATAAGAATCTAGGTATTTACAAATACAGTATGCACCCTAGTAGTTATTTTGTAGTAGACGGTAAGTTAAAAAGTATTAACTACTTCTTTGCGTATAATGAACAAGAGGGGCCTATTAGTATAGCAGATCACTCTAGTCATATTTACAGTACACGCCAAGAAGAAATGCGTAAACATATTGAATCATTAGGCATTGAGTGGGATACTCCTCAACCTTTAGACTTATTAGAACAACTATGTTGGGAAAGTTTTAGAAAAAACTATCCTAACGACTTTATAGAGAAAGCTAAATGTATAAAATAATTCCTTGGAATAAAGACTTAGACTTAACAGACTTTTACAAAGAAGCTGAAAAAAGAGGATTTGTAAATAACGCTAGTCAAAAAGCAATGATAGATTGTTTTCGTAATGAAGAAGAATGGCAAGTTTGGATATTATATTATAATGACCGTGCTGTTGGCAGTGTAGCTGCTCATAGTATAGAAGAAGGGTATCGCATATGTACAAGAACATGTGCATTTACTGATCTAATGCCAGTTGTATCTACAAGAACACGTACAGGAATTATTACGCATCAACATGTTACAGCACAATTTTTTATGCCTGCTTGTATTGAATGGGCAAAAGAACCAATGTATATTACAACACATCCTAGTAAAGTAGGAACACAACGACAAGTACATACTATATGGGGACCAAGTCTAGAAAAGACTGGAGTTCTTACAAAAGATTTTGAAAAAGACTATCGAGGTCATGTACAAACATTTTGGAAACTAAACACTGATGTGTTTTTAGATCAACTAAACAAATACCCTAAATGGTAATATTAGTTTAAGTCAACCCAAGCAGCACCAGTGTAACCTTGGAACTTAGTTCCAGTTGTGTTAAACACCATCATGCCTGCTGTTGGAGTTGGAATAGCTGCATCACGTGCTGCATCATCTGCATATCTACCAGGAGTAATAGCACCTTCTGCTTTAAACTCGCCACCTAACCCAAACATGTATGAATTGTATGTACCACTACCTGCACCAATAATAAGACTTGCAGTAGATTTTGGAAAATCATCAGTGATATCGGCATCAGCTGCAAGTTCCGTAATCATTAACGCTGTAACTTTTCCTTCTGCAGAAACAGCATCATACGCAGATATCTTCCAACCACCTACTATCTCTCCTGCTAAAACTGAAGTTGGAGTAGTAGTTGAACCCTTAACAGAAAGGAAATCTGTGTAAGGAAATCCGCCGTTAGCACCAGTAGTAACCGCAGTTATCTGTAATGGTACTCTGTTACCGTTGTTTAAAATAATAGGACTAAGTGCAGTATTTGGAGCAATTGTATCTAAAGTAATTCCTGGTGTAGTAACAGTACCGTCAGTACCGTCAATAATTCGTGAACTGTCATCGCCAAATACGCTACCAGTTACATCGCCTGTAATGTTAATAGGGTATGTAGCACCGTCAATTAATCCACCTGATACATCTGTACCATTTACCCAGCCAGCACCGTCATATTTTAATACTTGTCCTACTGTAGGAGTACTAGATATTGTATCTACGTCTTGTAGTGCATTAATTGATTTGTTTGATAGTACAGTTGGATCGCCTGGCATCCAGTGAGTCATGCCTTGATCCCAAACTAATGCTTCACCATCACTTGGAACATGTCCTGCACTTGTAGTATCAACATCACTTAAATTATTTATATTTAAATCGGAGTTAGCAACGTCCACCGCAATACCACCTGTTGTAGACCCATCGCCTACATAAAGTTTCTTAGTATCTGTTGTATATATTATTTCGCCTTCAGCTGGCACTGGCAAAGCGGCACCGTCAAGTGTTAACCTTTGTGCATCTGTGCCTCTTCTTAATCGTAAAGCCATTTTTCTTAACTCCTAAAATTTAAGTCTACATATGTATTTATCACAAAAGGTCTATTTCCTTTTCTTCATAAAGATCTTTGTACGCTTAGTAATATCCTTCTTTACACGCTCTATATCAACTACAAAGTTAACACTTTGCAGAACGTCTTCGTACTCGTCCATTAGATCTTCCATGCTTTCTTCAAACGCTAATGCATTATCAGCAGCAGAACTTTGTGGATCATTTTCAATAATCCATACCCTGCCGTCAGTGAATGTAACTTCAACGGCCTTAATGTACTCGGTAGGAACAACTTTTATGTCGATATTACCGAGCACTTCAGGCCATTTGTCAATTACTTGCTTACTTAACTTATTTTTTTTAGGCACTTTGGGCGGACTTCTTACTAGTTTTCTTAGTAGGAACTAGTTCTTCCGCTTGACGTCTTAGTTGTGCTGCTTCTTTGCTTAGTCTATCTGCTTGTGAGCGATACTGTGCCGCAAGATCTGAGTCAGTTAAAACACCATCTGTTGCTGGTGCTACTGGTGCAGCTGTGACTGGCTCAGCAGGCTTTGTTATTGATGCATCTGATACATCTGCTGGCGTTCCGTCTGCTGGCTGCAATGCTAATGCTTCAACTGTAACACCTTTTTGACTTGCAATAGCGTCATTCAACTCTGAAAGAATTACAGTATTCTTCATGTCTGGTGTCATTTCAATCTTGTTGGTCGGCATCTTAGCAAACTTGCCTGTTGCGGCAAATGCTCTAAGCATATTTCTACCATCTGGCAATTGAGTTCTGTCCATTGCTTCTGCTAGTTCGTATGCTGTTTGGCCTGCATTACTTTCAACTAGATTCATTAACGCATCATGTGCATCTGCTTCTAAGCTATCAGTAAATACTACTAAGCATTGATCTGCTTCTTTAGGTACTACACGGTACGCTACTACGGCCCGTCTTTTAGGATTAATTTGTCTTCCGATATGTTTCATATTATTCTCCTGTTGGAGCCTTTTCAGCTTCTGCTTGGGCATCCTGTTGTGCTTGTACAGCGTTTAAAAATGCTTCTAGTTTACCATACACTGTTCCGACTGTAGTCATTTCGTTCGGCTTAAATGCTCCACGGGTTGATGCAACATCAATGATTGATTTCATTGCTGTTAAATCTTGTACAGTAAGATCGGGTGCCTGTGTTTGTTCAGTAGCAGGTGTTGCTTCTGTTTTAGTTTCTTCGCTCATAATTTCTATTCTCCTATATTATTATATATGCGTACTTTATTTATTTGTACTTCAAATGTGGACAAGCTAACATGAAATAACTTGCTTCTTTTGGATCTTCAAATGCTACTTTGAGATGATCCTTATCACGCGAAAGGTAATATCGATTCCTTAGATTTTCACAAATCCATTTATCAACAGCACTTTGCATGTTGTATCTTTGTTGTAAGGACACTACTTCGAAGTGCCTAGGGCAATAAGGAGTCTGTCTTACACCAAAAAAGTTTAATGGATTAGGCTTCTTGAGCTTCATAATGTGCTGTTACTCCAAATGGTGCTTGTAGGTTCTTATCGTGATGACTGTGTATTACAAATACTGTATCACAGTAATCAGGATCACCCCAGCTATCCCATGCATATCCATCAGTGAACATTAAGAACTTTTTAGGCGCAATACCTTCTTGTTCCATATATGTCCAGTTACACATAAAGTCAGTGCCGCCACCGCCCATAATTTCATAATCTGTTAAGTCGTCTCCGCAATCGGCACTATAGTCTTGCTCGTTATAAACCTTAGTATCAAAGCACCACAATTTAATATTGTAGTCTTTGTACTCGTCCATAATGCCTTTTACTTCACTTAGGAAGTCTCTGCCTTGTATATCACCAATTGACCCACTCATGTCAATTGCAATACAAAGATCTATTGTTTCAGCAAAATTCATACCTGGTAGTATAGCACCACTCATTTGTCCTTTGCGTGAAGGACGACTAAATGTATAATCACTTTTAATAGTTGATTGTATTTGCTGACGTAGTATTTCACGCCAGTTCATTTTAGGCTCTGTAAGATCTTTAATTAATCTATCTACGCCTTTAGGAATATTGCCAGCACCTGCACTTTGTGCTGCTGAAACCATATTCTCTTTAATTTCGTCACGTATCTTTTTAAGTTCTTCTTTTGTATAAGTTGGACGTCCTTCACCATCTTTGTCGCCTTTCGGACCTTTGTTAGATTCGTTATCGCCGTCAGTCCAGTCAAGGTGTTCGTCTAATAATTCACCTAGTTGTTTAAGCTCGTCTTCATCATACTTTTCAAACAAGTCGTCATAAACTTCTTCTGAAGTCCAGTTTTCGTATTTAAAGTCTTGATAACATTCGACTAGCTTAGGCTTATGGCCAATGCTATCTCGTACAAGTATATTGTTTACAACGTAGTCTTGTGCAATGTTAGACAGCATAGCGTCTAAGTTACGGTCTTGCCATGTTCTACGTTCTAAGTGATCAAATACACAATGTAAAATTTCGTGTGCAATAACAAACTCAACCTCTTTATTATCCATTGAGTTAAAGAACTGAGTGTTGAAGTATAAGTTTCGACCATCTACAGCCGCTGTGCCTAACCAATCATCTGCACTTTTAATTTGTAAACGTGTAGCCATATTACCAAAGAAAGGATGCTTTAGTAGTAAGCCTACTCGTGCAACGATAATGCGATCTAGAACTTCTACACGCATTTCAGCTAATGCTTCTGGAGTAATGTCTGGATCTGGTTGCCAGTGCTTCTTACCTTCTACGCTCATCTGCTATGTCCTTTCTAATTTATATAACTATTATACTAGATTCTGAGTTGTTTGTCAACCACAAAAGGTGATAGAGCGAGTTAAACTCGCCCTATCTTTTTGCTTAAGAACCCTGTGCAGCCTTAATGTACTTACCATAACGTTCATGGAATTCATCAAAGCATTCAACAGCGTCTGGATCAATGGGCAATGAGTACTGAGTAAGTGCGAGCTTAATGCCCATTACAACTAATTCAGTATCAAAGTTATCCATTGAAAAGCGCAGGAAATTGTTGACTTTCTTATCGAAGTCTTTGTCACGTTTCTTATCAGCTTCTTGTAGCTCATAACACAATGACACAGTGAGGGAATACATAGCACTGATTTCTTTACTGGCCATCTCCGTAACTTTTCCTGCTAAAATATCAGTTGGATTAGGCATCCTTGACGCAACCTTGCGGTGTGCCATAAACTTGACAGCCAAGCCTTCTCCTACTGATCCACTTACTAAGTCTGTAGTAGTGGTTTCGTCTAGCTCGTCTTCAAGCAATTCGCTTACAAACGACCATGAACGGGGTGTTGCAAAAGAACGTGACGAACTACGTGGATCGAAGTCGTACAAGTCTTTCTTTGCAAAAGTCAAGTATCCTACAACATCTTTGTGGATGTTGTTATCAACAGCCCACTGGAACCAGTCACCGAAGTCAACTGTAAGTTCTAAGTGGATAAAACGGTTTGCTAACGGAGCAGGCATTCTATACGTAACGCCTTTGTCAGCTTCTCTATTACCAGCAGCAACAATCATTACATTGTCTGGTAACTTGTAAGTTCCTACACGACGATTAAGAATTAGCTGATATGCAGCCGCTTGCACACTTGGTGCCGCTGAGTTCATTTCGTCTAAGAACAATACAATGTGATCGTATTGTGCAGCAAACTCTTCTGTTGGAAGTTCGCTAGGTGCGCCCCACACCATTGTACCTGAGTTGCTGTCGAAGTATGGAATACCTTTAATATCTGTAGGTTCCCAAAGCGACAAGCGAATGTCAATTAAATGCGAGTTTGAAAACCCGTCTGTAATTTGTCCTACAATGTCAGACTTACCAATACCTGGAGGCCCCCACAAAAAGATCGGACGCTTCTTCTTAAGAGCATGCTTGATGCTATTTTTTGCGCCGTTCGGTGAAACCGTTCTAGTGATTGTATTTTCCATCTTGTATTACCTCTTTTGAGTTATCAGTGCTTAATTTCTAACTATACATATAGTATACACTCCAACTCGCTAAAAGTCAACCGGTTTCTTTAATTATTTTGATCTTTATTTTGTCGATTAAGTGCTTTGCTAAGTCCGTACTTGCGCATATCACCTGAGAAAAGAGTTAATTCGACCGCTTTCTTTTGATGGGTAACTTGAATACCTTTGTGTCCTATGTAGTATGGACAATCAATAAATTTATCTAGGAATATGATTACTTGTGTAGTAAATGGCATATCGGCCGGGAAAGGTATGTCGTATGTAGCTAACTCAATCTTTGTTAGCACATCCATACCTGCTTCTGTAAGTCTAAGTCCACCTTCAGCTTTATTTCGTGTGTTGTGCCACCATAACGGCAAATACTCTTTAACCGCTAGTTCGTTATAACTCTGATCTAACTCTTTAAGGAATAACTTGGTATAGGTTTCTTTCCAGTTCATTCAGTCACGACATCGCCTGCTTGTAACTTATAGACTTTAAAGTCACTACAGTTAAAGAGCTCGTTAAGTTTACTTGCTAAATTGTGTGCATGTCCTGGATTAGAAAAGCTAGTTTTCTTATATTTAGGTCCAGGATAATTAGTTAAAGCGTTTGAACTTTTTAAATTGAAAGGGTTTTCTTTATAGAATACAGCCCAGATAGCTTCAGCATCTAAGATCTGCTCACATCTATAATTTTTTTTGTTAGTGTATTCTAATAATACATTTGGTTTTGGTCTACTCATATATACGTACCTTAATTAACTACGTATATATTTATCTCTTTTTTATATTAACTACGTACTTATTTCCATTCGGAACCACCGTCTAATTGAACCTGTACGGGCTCATTATCAATGCTTTGTACATGGTCTTTAATAAACTGTTCCATGTCACCGTTAAGTCGAGACATCACTTCGCCTAGAGTAAACGCAAGTCTTTTAGCACTATCAATGTCTAACCTAACTTCTTTTGCCCTACTAGCGTCTGCACCTTTAACAGTTTGAATAAACTGTTGTACTGGGAACGTGTTTATAGGATCAATCTTGTTGGTTGGCATTTGATAATTCCTGTCGCATTGTAAGATCGTTCTTAAACGGACCTTTATAATTGTAACGTTCTAGTGTTATTAACTTAGGACAAAAGCTCTTTACCCATCCTTTGTCAAACTGTATAATGTAGTATCCTGCACAATACAAGCTCTTACTCTTAATACTTTTTGTAAATAAAGCAAACTTACGATGTACATCATAGATTACATTGTAAGGAGTTGTACTAGTTGGAAATCCATAAATCTCTTTTTCAGTTTCTAACTTAACTGTATTGTCTTTGTCAAAGATAGTAAGTCCAAGTTCGCTCTTTAGTTGTGTTTTGTTATCAAAAAACGCAACACCACTACTTGCAGAGAACATAAATTTTTCGTCATTAAAACTTAGTGTGCCTACATTCTGACCTGCTTCTTCAACGATCCAAAACTTATCTTTTAAAATTGTTTTTGCTTTTTTAATCATTTGATATATCTCGCTTGTAACGGTTCTGCATAGTATTGTGCTTGATCAGCAATACGTTGCATGTCCCACTTAGCACAGAACTTCATAAGGCGCATACCTACTTGTGCTATCTCTTTAGGATTCTCTGTTGCTTCGTTAATTGTTTCATCTATAATAGCACGTATATCTGCAGGCTGTGCTGTCAAGTCACATAGTACTACGTTGCGATTATAATCATCAAGTACACGATGTTCTTCGCCTTCATGATCAGTCCAACGTTGTAGCATCATGTTATTCCAGTTGTAGCCTTTAGTGCCTTTGTCTGCATATGCTTCAATAAGACCGACCTTGTTCTTAGTGCCTTTCTTACGTACACCGGGGTAAGCACTAAACACATTATCACTAGTGTCGCCACGCATGCACTTCTCAAACAACATAAAGTCAGGATCAGGTGCAGGCTTTGCTTCTTTAGTCTTCTTGTCAATTACATGATTACCTTTCTTATCAAAGTAGCCTTCGTGTGTAATAGTCAAGTCTTGTATGCCACTATATTGTGTACAGTTAGGCGCAATAAGTTGTGCAAAGTCACCGTCTGTACTAATAATAACATGTTTATCATTAGGGTGTGCTTGTACCCAACCTGCAATAAGATCATCTGCTTCTAGTTGTCTGTGTCGCATAACAGTACAGTTAGTCTTGTCAGATACAAAGTTTTTAAACTCATCAAATATCTCCCAAAACACTGTATCTTCTTCACTCTCAACAACAGTCATCTTATCACGAGCAACTTGCCTGTTACGCTTGTACGGCAAGTAGAAGTCTTTACGCCAGCTACGACCTTCTAAACAAAATACAACATGAGTGCCGTTAAAGTCTTGCCAAGCCTTCTTTACGCTGTTAAGTGTAATATGCATAGCCATACCAACCTTAGTGTCAATGTCACCACGTACTACGTGTCTTGCACGAAAGAACGTGTTTGCTGTGTCTACTAGAATATATGTTGCCATCTTACGAACACCCCGATATACAAATTGTAAAAATGTCGCCATTCTGTATGAATGCAACTAATAGTGTAATGCCTATAATTTCTAACATAGTTTTGCCTTTATGTAATTTATAGTACTATTGTAACACCAGAACTGGCTGTTGTCAAGCATTAAGATACTTCGCTTTTGCCTTTATCGATTGGCACTACATTAATGTAGCCCGCTTGTGCATCTGTTGATTGTCCTTCTTCACCAAGCATTTGCCTAATTAAAGTTTGGAACCAAGCATCTACAATAGCTTCATTTGTTTCGCCTTTGTATCCTGCATCAAGAAGTTGTTCAATAAACTCATTATTCCAATCGATCTCAAAGAAACCGTTCTTTATGTCATCTGGATTAATTTGTGTATCTAGTACAGCAACCCAAGGCTTGCCTTGTTTAGTTGCTTCAACTTTCTCTGATTCAAGTGCTTCACGTCGAATATCTTCGGATGTCTTTTTAGTATTAGTATACCCTTCGACTTCGTCTTTTAATATCTTAGGTTGTACACCTAATGCTTGTTTTATTTTATTCCAGTTACTCATAGTCCTGCCTCCCTTACCCGTTTTTCCAAATTGTCATTGTCGACGGGTTTGTATTGTTTATTTTTAATTTCATCAACTTCATGTGGACTAAGTCCCCCATGCATTGCCGAATAAGTCGATATGGAGCCTTGGGGTGAATCTCCAACCTTGCGCCATGCAAAGCTCGGCAACTTCTTTAACGTTGAGCGTGTACTCTTCAGAGCGTCCTCCCATCGGCATAAGATATACCGGACACTCGATCCCGGCGCCCCTGTACTCAGCAACAGCTTTTTTAACTTCGTCAACGTCCACACTGTCAGCCACAACAAACTTAAGATAAAGTTTACTACCATGAACATTGTTATACTCACTAGCAATATCAGGGTTAATAGCGTCCTCCCAAGATTCTCCGCTGACACTAAGTTTTGGGGAACAACTCCAAGTAACTTCAAATCGTTCTTGCCCGCTGATAAAGTCTCTAAAGTCGTCTCGTAGCTTTTGAGAAGTATTTGTTTCAAATGTAACATTTTTTAAGTCCTGCATACGTGGGTGGTCTAATAATTCGGTATAGAATCTCTGCCACCCTAACAAAGGTTCACCTCCGGTAAATATTAAGTGTACATCCTGTCCATTGTCCATTGTCCACTTACCCTCTGGAGTAAGTGATAATAAATGTTCAACAACTTCGTCTACAGTCCTATCCATCATTAGTTTCTTAAACTCAGGATAGATGCTTGCATACGTATCACAACCAGTGTGTATAATAGGCAAGTCATTAAAGTCTGTTGTTGTTTTATGTACTTCTTTAGCAATTAAGTCCGCTACTTCAGGATTATGCTTAATACCGTTTGCTTGGTTTTCTGCACGACTAGGTGCATCACGTCCAAGTCCAAAGTTCATACAACGGAAGTTACAACCAAAGGTACGTAAGAATACACTAGGTACCCCTACAAACTTGCCTTCACCTTGTACACTATAAAATGCTTCGCTATAACGTAATTTCATCGTGCAAACTCCTGTTGCAACTTAATGTTATCAAAGAACTCTTTCTTTGTACCAGCATCATCTTTAAATGCGCCACGTAGTACAGTTGTTTGTGTAAGACTACTAGTTGCCATAATGCCTCTGTTCTCACAACACCCGTGTGTTGCTTGAATGTAAACACCTAAGTGTTCTGCATCAGTTGCTAGTTGTATTTCACGAGCAATATCATTTGCAAGTTCTTCTTGTAGCGTACCGCGTCTAGCACACCATTGTGCAATACGTGTGTACTTACTAAGTCCAATAAGTTTGTCTGCTGCAATAATACCAATATATGCAACACCTGCTACTGGCTGATGATGATGTGAACACATACTTTTTAGTTCACTACGTACTACTAGCATACCTTCATAGCGTTCATCACTATCATTTGGAAATGCTGTTGCATTAGGCGCCGTATCGTAGCGTCCTGCCATAATCTCGTTGTAGTACATTTTAGCAAGACGCTTTGCAGTGCCTTTACTATTAGGATCATTATAACGATCAATTAGTAGTGCGTCTAGTACACCTTCAAAAGCAATTGCTGCTTCGTCAATTAATTCTTCTTTATCACCATTTTGTAGTACTTCGCTGATATTATCTCCCGCCCAGTAGCGGATGCCAGCTTCTTCTAACTTTGTCTTAATCTGTAGTGTTTTACTCATTTAATTCTCCGATGTTTAGGCAGTGGATTGCCGATAATAATACAATGCACAATATAACTTATATTATACATTGTATTTAGGTTTTTGTCAAGTACTATATAAAATATTTGTTTAACATTTCAAGGCGGTCGTCTGCTGACGCCATTGCATCCAGTTCTTTTTGAATTGTTTCAATAATATCTGAATGTTCCCCAATGCCTACAACTTTTTGCATATAAATTTCAACATTAGTTTTGTGCAATTCAATCTCAGCTTCAGCGTGTTTTCTCATTGCGTTAATCATCTGTTCCTTCAAGTCCATAATTCCTTTCCTTAGTATTTTTGTTTAGATGGAATGACGCCTCGTACGCCACCTTTCGGATCTTCCATGTCTCCATCACGACGGAAGATTAAATGTACATGCGGATACATAACTGTCTGACCCGCACTTGTACCTATATTTAGACCAATGTTGTAACCAGTAATATTATTATTGGCTGTATCAACATTTTGTGTTCCCATTGCTGTTGCAAATCTAAAACACTTTTCTGCACTATCTTGATCGTTCACTTTAGGAACTATTAATAAGTGTCCTTCTGTTACAGGATACGCATCTTCAAAAACTGTAAAGTCTCTAGTATCAAGATATACAGTTGTCCATGGTGCTCTACCATCTTGCAGAGCTTTCTCTAATGTATCAAGCATCATTCTTGTAAATCTCCAGGAGTTGTGTCATCACCTACTATTCCATCGTAGCCTTTAAATCTATAGTATACTGTTAGCTCTTCGCCGTCAGCAACAGGAATAACAGTATGCAATGTTCTATCGCCTTTATCTGTGCTAATGTAACAGTTAGGATTTTCTGAATGGTTAATAAATCCACCAAGGGGCGTTCTTACCCATTCGTGTCTATCTCTATTGTGTACTAATACGTGCGTATCGCCAAATACAGTACCGGCATTAATATTAGTCGTAGCATGTAATCCTAGACCATCTATTTTACTTTGCTTAATTGTTAAGCCTTCTGGTAACGGTCTGTATGTAAAATCGTTAAATGTTTTGTTTGTATTAAGCATCATACTTGCCTACTATTTCCCAAGGATACACAAGCCATACATCTTCTTCTGCTTTATTAATTTCGTGTGCAGAGTAACGTACACTATCAAATTCACTAGATAGGTTTTCAGTTAGTGTAGCAAACCTTACATTTGCAAGCTCGCCGTTCCACACAGTATTCCACCCATCGTATTCCATCGGCATACAACTTGCCATCCAGTCTTCCTTGATCCAATTAAAAGTGGCACCAGTATCGTTAATATCATCTACAACAAGAATCTTCTTACGTTTACCAATGTCCCAACGACTTTTAGTAGTAACACGCTCTTCTTCGTTAACATATCCAAATGCATCTTCTGACATCCAGAAATTACTTTCAGGCCCAACTTCATCGTCACGTAAACTTACTTTAAGTGCTTCGCAACGAACGTCTAACATGTTGCTTAGTATAGTCGCAGGCACATTACCACCACGAGTAATACCTACAATATAGTCAGGCTTCCAGTTATCTTTTTGCATTTGCATTGCAATATCAATACACATTTTTTCAACATGACGCCAACTGTAATAATGTTTCTTAATCATAGTAATTATGTATTCCTTGTATATTCGTTAACTATTTCTTCTTCTGTCAGTTGCTTGCCGATTGTTCTTTGTGTACCGTCTTTTAAAGTACGTTCGATTACGCCGCTGTTATATTCAATATCCACAACACCGCCTTGCTCAAAGTCTTCGGGGTTTGTTTCATACCACAAACTTGTAAGGCTATGTGCATGAATAGACTTAACCTTTCCAGCCCATTCTATTGCTTCTAACTTCACTCTTTGATTTTCAACTTCTTCGTCATATTCACTCATTTTACTATTGCTCCTTAGTAAGGTACTCCTTACTATCTATCCACCTATAACCAACGCTTTGTACAAATGGTACAAAGCCCCATGACTGTGCTTTCTTACCCATATAGAATAAACTCCAACACGGTATTTCGTTACCGTCTGCATCTTTACCCAATGTTAAGAAATGTAAATCATCTGACCCGCGAAGTCTAAAGTGTCCTGGACCTCGCCATGTTCCTGTTGATCCTACTATAGTACCTTCTCGAGAAATACAAGGAGTATGTTCCCAGTAGCCGCCTTTTAGAATTAGGGTGGCATAACTCCACGGATGATTGTGTAATACAGGTTCATCGCTTTTTAAAACTTTGTGTAATGTAATGTTAAAAGGAAAGTTCTTTCTGTCCTTTAAAAACAAATACCAACGAACAAGATAAGGTTCGTTACTATCTCTATCTTTAATTACACGTTTACGACCTTTAAAAAATCCAAACATTATGCTGACTCTTTCATTATGTCAAATGTTTTATACTTTGCAAGTTGCGCCGCATACGCATCTTTTAGTTCTTTTAGTTTAGGATACTTGGCTTCCATGTCTACGTCACGTTTAAGTAACATTAGTACATCACGCATCTCGTCAAGTTCTGATAGAACATCTCTACCTTGTACTTCAAAAGTGCCATCCACTGTGATCATCGATGCTTTGGCGGAAACGTCATCTGTCCATATACTACTGTTAAGTCCAGTTATACTTGATGTAGTAATTTGACCGGAATTAACCGTACTAGATCCCATACCATTAGTACTGTACACATAGTCTGCCGGTGACCCACTAACAGTTATAGTTTGGCTACTATTCATTGTTAATTGCCTTATATAGTTCAGTTCCGCTAAAGAACTCTTTGTTAAGTAACTGACGTTGCTTTTCAAGGCTAACCAAATAGTCATTATAGTTCTCCATATAATCACGTATCTTGGATACAATTTCGCCTCGATATTTTACATATTCGCTATAGTCTTCAGTCCATTTACTAGGATATTTAAACTCTGGCAACGACATTTCACTGTAGCTCAGTCTATCAGGTACCATAGGAATAGCATCTACTAATGCTCCTTCATACCAACTAATGCCAAGTGTTTCTTGCAAGTTCGCACTAAACACCATTTTAGCTTCGCCTAATAAATTATGATATTCATTTTTTGTAAGTTGTTGATCTTGACATACTACAAATTCATATTCGGGAAGGTGATGCGCCAAGTCATTAAAGATTTCAACTTGCTTCTCAGGAGCAACACGGTGTGGAAACAAGATTAAGTCTCGCTTCTCCATACCTTTGTAGCTAATTAAACTATCTTTTAGATACTCCATAGGCCAGCCAACTTTAATTGCTTTGTCCATATCAACATTATAATTGTCCATCATAGTATCTGTAAACAAGTCAATATGAAAGTCTGTAGCA